TTGTCGCCCGCGGCTACGGCGGCGGCGTGCTCGTCGACCTCTATCGTATCGAGCCCGGTGCGGACAGCCTCGACGAGGGACTGCATGGTCGCCAGCTCCCAGACGGGCGCCGAGTAGCGAAGGAGCCCGGTCGCCTCGGTCCATGCCCAGCGGCCGTCGAAGTCGCCGGCGAGCTCAACGGCGAGGGGGCCGTCCTCGAGGGTGCGGGTACCGGCGGGCCGCTTAGCGGCGGGCGCTTTTCCCTCAGCCCTCGACTTGAGCTGCTTGCGTTCGGCCTTGGTGATCTCAAACGTGACGGGCGGGGCACCGTAGTGGGCGACACTGCCCTCGAGCGCGGCGTCCCAGTGGCGGTCGTACTCGGGGAAGTCCTGCACGTAAGTGGTGCGGGCCCGGTCGAGGGCTTCGGCAACGCCGGGGCGGCCTTCGGCGCCGAGCTGCACGAGGCGAGTGACCGCATCGAGCATGTCGCCGTGGGACATGCCGTCTGCGGTGACGGCCTTGCGGGCTGCCTTGACCTCGGCGTCGGGCTTACCGGGGCGTAGGCGGGCGAACCACGCGTCGACGGGGAGTGAGTCGCCACGGGGCGCTATGGCGTCTCTGGCGGGCTTGAGTGCCCATTGGGGGGCTGGCACGCAGTAAGGCGCCTGCGTCATCGCAGGGCCGTAGTAGACCGCGAAGCCATTGCCGCTACGGATGTCGACGGCATCGACGGGGTGGTTCGCCGCGACGGTCAGGTCCATACCTTCAGGAGCGGCGTAGACCATGTGCATCCCGCCGTTGACAGTGCGGTACATGAGCGTTTCGGGCGGGTCGATGTTCGCGGCCTCGAGGTTGGCGCTACCGGACTTGCCGTTCTTCTCGTCGATGTCGACCACGACGAGACCGGAGCGGCCGGTGTGGACACCGATGTAGGCGCCGGGGAAGTCGATGGACCACCACGTGGCGATCTGCTCGGGGTCGGTGGTCGCCTCATCGTTCCAGCGAACGTAGGGCTGCTTCCCGGCCTTCGGATCGGGGTTGACGGGGAAGACGTACCAGCCGGCCTCGCGGGCCAGGGAGAGGGCGACGTCGAGCGGGTCGCGGGTAGCCATAGAAGGTCCGATCGTTGGGTGTTGCGCTAGTCGTGGGAGCTGGTCTTGCTTGCCGGATGGTCGGCCCCAGTCGGTCACGCGGGAGATAGGGTCCCACGCTTCGTCAACTGGGGCCGACCTTGCCGACTAGAGCAAGGGACCGGAGCACCCGGCTACATCGTGGCATGGGGCGGCGGCGGCGTCAAGCCCGATTCGGCGGGCCGTTTAGCTCGGTTCGATGTGTCCGTATCGAGGTAGCGGAGTAGCGCTGTAGCGATAGATCTGCTTCGACTCTTAGTGCGCGCACACATCAGGGGGATTAACGATTCTATCGCTACCAGCGCTACCTCGATACAAGCGCATGCACCGTCGCCCCTTAGCGCGCCCCGTGCCGCCCGCTAAGCCCGTCGCCTCTCGCTTAGCAACGCCGAAACGCGCCACTCAACTAACGCTCAGGATAAGCGGCGTGATTTCCGGTCGCTAAGAAAAGGCCTTGCATCCCGAGTGACGCGCCACTATGCTGGGGGTATGGCCCTCTACGCGCACACGCACCTCGGGATGCCGGCACCGCGCCACACGCTCACCGAGGCGGCAGAGGCCGCACGCGTGGCCGTTCGCCAGCTCCCCCCATCCCGCCTCGTCGAGGTCATCACCAAGTCAGGAGTCACCATGAAAACGTCCCGAGCACCGCTCACCCGCCGCGAGGTCGAGGAGGCTTACGTGCACCCGGAGCCGGCCACCCCCGGAGGCGAGGTGCTCTACTGGTGGACGATTGACACTCTGCCTGCTTCGGCATCCACGTTCGCGAACAAGGCCCGTGCCGCCGGCGCCGACGTTAAGGTCACGGTCGCCCGCGGCACGACGCTGCCGAAGTGGCACGTCAACGCGCCGGACTCGAAGCCCAACCCGGGCCCGCCCGTCGACGCGTCGCAGTACCACGGCGATGTCGTCGACTCGGTGGTCGTGTGGGCCAAGGGCGGCAAGATGCTGCGTGACGGCATCCACCCGCTGACCTACCAGGTCGCTCGCGTCCGCGCCGAGTGGCACAACGGTCGCATTCACGAGGTCACGGTCAACGGCTCCAAGTCGTCGCTCAAGGCTGCGCTCGAGGCGTTGGGGGCGACGTCGTGAAGCGGCTGCGCGATCGTTCCGGCTACCGCCGCCGAGTCGCCGAGGGGTACAACGGCGGTTCGCGCCTCGGCCCACAGATCGGCAGCACGGTACGCCTCGACCAGCGCCGTCAAGCTGTAGCCGGTTCAAGAGATTGGCGCGGCGAGGTGCGAGGCGCGGACCTCCGCATCGACTGCGCGTTCGTGGTGTGGTCGCATCAACCAACCATCCTCCACCGCATCCCGTACTCGTGGCTGGCCGAGGTGACGTCGTGACTCTCGACGCCGGCCCGATGTGCCCCTACTGTTTCAAGCGTGGCGTCCACCTCGCCTCGTGCGCCCGCCCCCTACCGAAGGACAAGCCGTGACTATCAACCTGACCGACGTGACGTTCGACCTACTCGTCGCCGAGCAACTGCACGACATCGTGCCGTGTGACGACGCGGATTGTGACCGCACAGCGCACTGGCACTACACCCACAAGTGCGGCTCGCAGTGGTTCGGGTGTGACATTCACCGCGGCAAGCATGATGAGCTGGTCGCCTCCGCCAAGGCATCGGGTCGCTACTTTCGACCGAACTGCTGCGGCGGCCCCGTTCCCGTGCCGACGCCCTGGGTCGCCCTGTGACCCGGCACGGGTGGCTCGAGCCGTGGAGCGGGCCGATCTACACGGAGTGCGCCACGGGCAAGACGGCGTGGGCCGAGCGGGCGCATGCGCGCAACGCGCTGCGGTCGATGCCGAAGGGCCACGGTATGAGCGCGTACCGCTGCGACGGCTGCGACCTCTGGCACATCGGCCACCTCGCGCCGGTCGTGAAGCGTGGGATGAGCGAGCGATGAACGTCCCCTGGTCACCGATGGTCGCGCCGCCGTTTCTTTGCCGTAACGACGCTGAGTTCGACACGTGCTCGCACGGCTACCCCGCCGAGGAGTGCATGGTCGATCGCGGTCGAGCGTGCACCTGCATTCACCACGAGTGGATAGAAATATACGACCCCGACTCCTGGCGCGGCTTCTTGGGCGAGGTTGAGATACACGAGCTGGGCAACCCGGTCACGTCGTTCGATTCGTTTGAACGCTAAGATGCGACCATGACCGCCGCCCCGAACTTCCGAGAGCTGATCGCCGTGCGCGTGATGCGCGAGCAGGAGTGGGCTTACGAGCAGCGCTCGCGCCACCTCTCGTACCGCGAGATGCGCCGGCGTTCCATCCTTCCGACGTACCAGGGCGGCCTCGGTTACGACGTCAGCGAGCACACGCTCAAGGGTCTCGTCACCGGCTACACGGAGCGCATGCGCGAGACGCTGCAGGAGTCGCCGGAGTTCTACATGCACCGCGAGCTCGCCGACCTCGAGGAGCAGTACCGCGTCGCCGCCGCGCTGGCCGATCCGATCGACCGCAGCGCGACGATGCTGGCCGCCTACGCGCTGGGCTTCACATCCGTCGAGCAGCTCCTTGCGGAGTCGCCCGGGTCGGCGGTGCCGCAAGATGGCCGCGTCATCCTCGCCGCGCTGGCGACGATGCGGCAGACCGGCGAGCGTCGCGCGAAGCTGCTCGGCCTCGACGCCGCGACCACGCACAAGGTCGACGTCACGGTCACCGATGCCGTCGACGCGGCTGTGGCTGAGCTCGCCGCTGAGCTTGATAAGGCCGCCACCGCGTGACTCCCCTCGAGCGCGTACGCGCGAAGCTCGCCGCGACGGCGCCGAACGGCGAGTGGGAGGGGCCGGCGTACGCGTCGCCGCTGGGGCGGAAGGCCGCGACGTACGGCGACCCTCTTGCGTTCGCCGTCGTGTACCTCGGCCACCACCTCCGCGACGCCGACGGTCGCATCACCCTGTCCTCGATCCACGTTGCGTGGGCCGAGTCCGCGAAGCGGTGGATGCGCGTCGACACGGAGCCGATGGATGATCGCCGGAGCGAAGTCGCCCCGCGTGAGTCGGGCAAGTCGACATGGCACTTTTTGCTGCTGCCGATGTGGGCCGCGGCGCACGGACACAAGCGCTTTGCCGCGGCGTTCGCGAACACGCCGTCTCAGGCCGAGACGCAGCTCGCGTCGTTCAAGGCCGAGCTCACGTCAAACGTGCTGCTGCGTGCCGACTACCCAGAGTTGTGCGAGCCGAAGACGCGGGGGCGCGGAACGGTGGAGGCGGACCGGGTGTCGCTCTACCACGCGCAGAGCGGTTTCGTGTTCGCCGCCTCGGGGATGGATTCGGCTAACCTCGGCCTCAAGGTCGGCAACACGCGACCCGACCTGCTCATCATGGACGACATCGAGCCGCACGAATCGAACTACTCGCCGGCGTTGGCCGCGAAGCGTCTCGACACGTTGCAGTCCGCGATCCTTCCGCTCAACATCCGCGCGTCGGTCATTCTCGTGGGGACCGTGACAATGCCCGGGTCTGTCGTGCATCAGATCGCGCAGTACGGCAGCGGTTCGCGGACCCCGGAGCTGCTGTGGGTCGCCGAGCAGCACATCGTCGCACGCCACTTCCCCGCGCTCGTCACCGAGGATGACGGGTCGCGCGTGTCGATCTGGCCGGAGAAGTGGCCGACGCAGATGCTTCTCGACATGCAGCACACGCGGCACTACCTGAAGAACTACGCCAACGATCCGCGTGGTGGCGAGGGTGGCTACTGGACGATCGAAGACCTGAAGCGCGAGCCGGCCGATAGTGGCCTCGTCATCACGCACCGACTCCTCAGCGTCGACCCGGCCGTGACGACGAAGGGAACGAGCGACTTCACCGGCCTCACGGTGCTCGGGTTCAGTCGCCCGGAGGGGCGCGTCGTGGTGCTCGGCTCGTGGCAGGTGAAGCTCGACCCGGAGAAGCTACGGGCGCGCGTGCTCGACATCGTGAACGATTACGACGTCGGGCTGCTGCTGGTCGAGACGAACCAAGGCGGCGACCTCTGGCGCGGCATCTTCCACCACTTGCCGATTCCGTTGAAGACGGTGCACCAGTCCGCGTCGAAAGAGGTGCGCGCCGCCGAGGCGCTCAACCACACGCAGCGCGGCAAGGTGACGCTCGCCGCGGGTGCCGACCTCGCAGCCCTTGAGGCGCAGCTTGTGTCGTTTCCGAACGCGCCGCACGACGATATGCTCGACTCGTTCACGTCGGGCGTCATCTACTTCATGTCGACCACGAAGAAGCGGCGCGGTGGTGTCGGCGCGACGAGCGTCGCGTACGCTTGACGCGTCACTAAGTAGTGGCTAGGCTGGGCGCATGACGAATGAATCTGACGCCCCCGTGACGCGACCCAACCTCGACAAGCTGATCGCATACGCCGAAATCGTCGCCAGCAAAGGCGTCCAGACGGACGACGGTTTCACGTACCAAGTTCCCGCGGCATCGCTGGTCGATAGTCAAGATGTGATCCGCGAATTGGTGGCCGCTCTCGCCGCTGAGCGGGCACGAGCCGATCAGGCAGAGCAGCGGATCGCGGAAGCGGCAGACCTGCTTCCGCGCGAGCCGTACTACACCCGAGACATCGGCCCCGCATACCCCGAAGCCCCGGTCGACGAAGCGTTCGAACTGCTCACCGCCCCGACCGCCGAGCAGTGAAGAATGCTCGAGGCCGCACCCCGGGAGCCCCACTCACCCAACGCCAATTCGACACCCTGCTGCTACTCGCCGACGGGGAGACGGGCTCGACCATTGCGGCCGAGCTTGGCGTGCGGCCCGACACGGTGCATGTGTTCACCGCGCAACTGAAGGCCAAGCTCGGTGCCAAGTCGACCGCTCACGCCGTTGCGATCGCCTATCACACGGGGCTGCTGGCCGTCGCTCGGGCGTAGGGCTTGACGCGTCACTAAGTAACGGTTAGGCTGGGCGCATGGACAACAAAGGATTCACTGCAGCCCAAATCGCCAGCCACTCTCCCATTAAGCCCTCGGCCGAAGACGAGTCCGACCTTCGACTCGTTCAAGCTTGGCGTGACGGTTACTACGACGGACTGGCCGACGCTGCCAACAGCAGAATCACCCGCAAGCTCATCCGCCGCGACAACCCCTACATGAAGAGCCGGGGCAGCAAGTGACCACGCTTCCGATCGAAGATCACGCCTTCACTCCTGGCGGCCAATGGAAGGGGCGGTGGTGCGAGCATTGGTGCCCATCGAGCAAGGGCCCATGGTCGATGGTGACTAAGTGCGGATACCTCCCCGAGTCTCATCTACGTAGAGACTGAAGCCATCCGCTAAGATGCGACCATGACCAACGCGCCGGAGAGCCTCGACGACATCCAAGCCGACCTCGGCCGCGCGTTCAGCCTCATGGACGACAAGCATGACGGGTACGTCGCCGCCTTCGAGTACCACGCGGGCACCCGCCACGAGGTGGCGTCGTCCGAGACGGTGCGGAAGATCATCGAGAAGAGTGCCGAGGCGCACCCGATCAGTCTCGCGCACATCGCCGTCGACGCCCCGTTCGACAAAATCGAACTCACCGCCATCACGTCACCCGACGCTGCGGCGTCCGCGCTACTCGAGGCGTTTTGGCTTGCGAACGACGTCGAGGACGAGTCCGACGACTGGCACCGCAAGGCGGGCATCTACGGCGACTACTACGTCATTCTCGACATCACCGAAACGGACAACAACGGCAACGCCACCGAGTTTCGTGCGGTGGGCTCCTCACCCCTTTCCACCATCACGATGTACTCGTCGAAGGACCAGCGCACCCCGCTCTACAGCGTGAAGCGGTGGCGGCACGGCCGCGACGCGTACGCGAACGTGTTCTACGACGACGTGACGGTTCGCCTCGTCGCGACGGGCGCCGGCGAGTCGACGCTCGACCCGAAGAAGTTCGCCTACGAGTTCGACCTCGACAATGACGGCACACCGATCGAGGACTCGGAGCGACCTAGCCACCCCGGGGGCCGCCAGCTCGTTGTGCACTACGCAGTCGACAGCAAGCCGTACGGCACGCCGGTGCACGTGAAGGCGTTCGGCCCGCAAGACGCGATCACAAAGGTGTCGGCGACGAACCTCGCGAACGTCGACGGGCAGGGCTTCGGCGCCCGCTACGCGCTCATGGACCCGATGGCCGAGATCGACGACGACATCGACGACGACTTCGGCACCGATGGTCCCGGCACGTCTGAGGCGGACAGCGACGGGCTGACGAAGGCAACCGCCTCGTCGCTGAAAAAGTCCGGGCCCGGCGCGGTCGCTTTGCTCAAGGGCGTCAAGAGCGTCGGCGAGTGGGCCGCCACCTCGAGCGACGACTTCCTGAAGAACCTCGACTGGTACGTCCGCGTCATGGCTGTCGCTACCGGCGTGCCGCTGTTCGAGTTCGACCTCAACGGCGAGCAGCCGTCCGGCGAAGCGCGTCGCCGCGCCGAGGGGCGGCTGAACAAGCATGTGCGGAAGATCATCCGCTCCCTCGGCAACGCGAGCGAAGAGCTCGGCCGCCTCGTACTCCTCGTGCAGGGACGCGACGCCGTGGTCAACGCGGACTTCGCGCCGACCGAGAACGCGATGGATAAGGATGGCCTGGAACTCGTCTCGGCGAAGGTCAAGGCCGGCATCCCGCTCAAGGTCGCGCTGCTCGAGCAGGGCTACACGCAGGCCGAAGTCGACGAGTGGTTCCCTGAGACGTTCGGCTTCTCCCCTGAGCTAGTCGCCCTCATCGCGCAAGCGCTGCAGCAGCTCGGTCAGGCGAAGACCCTCGGCGTCATCACCGACGCCGAGCTTGCCGACATGCTGCCGAGCATCCTCACCGGGGCTCGCGGCGAGGCCGTGGCTGTCGGTTCGGCGCTGGCGCCTCTGCCCATTGCGGAGTAGCGCGTGAGCGCAGAGCAGCAGCTCACCGAGCTCGAGGAACGCGTACTCGGTACGGTTCGCATCGGCGGGTGGCTCGCCGCCGTCAAAGAGTTGCGGGTGCTGCTCGCGATGGAGTCGCCCGGCATCCGACGCGCGCTGTTCGCGCTCTACGCGCCAAAGGTTGAGACGAGCACCCTCTCCGCCGTGGCCGAAGCGTTCGGGCTCGGCCGAGCCGATGCGCTCGAGATCATCGGCGACGACGCGGCCCGCGTCGCCAAGCGCACCAAGAGGAGCGTTCCAGGCAAGGGCGCGCGCGATCCGATTCGTGGGCTCGACAAGGCCGGCGTCGCCGCGCTGGGCGCCGCGGTCGCGCTGGCGAGGACCGGCGCTGAGCCGGCGACCTACCTCGCGCCGATCTTCGGGCATGCGGATGCCATCGAGCGACGCGTGTCCGACGCAATCAACCGTGGCGGCAACGAGGGGGCGACACGCGTCGCCGACGTCGCGGGGCGGCCGACGGTGTGGGTCGCCGAGCGGAACGCGTGCGTTCACTGCCTCGCGTACGCCGGCCGCGTTGCCGAGCCGGGCGAGTCGTTCCCGGGCGGGCTGACGTATGGGAAGAAGAGCTACTACCCGAACGCGATCGCGACCCCGCCGCGCCACCCGCGTTGCCGTTGTACCGTCGAGCCGTTGCTCGACCAGAGCTACGCGGACGCGCTGAAGCGCGAGGCTGACCGGTCGATCCTCCGCGGCATCTCGCTCGAGTCCGAGTCGATGGCGGTTCGCATCGACGCGGCGAAGCGATTGGTCGACGGTGGCGTGGTCGCACCGAAGAGCGTGATCGCGTTCGCGGAGCGTGCGATCAAGACGGGCAAATTCCCGACGCGAGGCCGGGTGTGAAATGCTACGATGTGGCGAACTGACCCCCGAAAGGTTGCCCCGTGGTTGCGTACGAGAACGGTAAGATCCCGCAAAGCCTTTTGCGACCAGTCTCCAACTTCGTCCCAATCGTGTCCGGGGTGTCCCGAGCAATTGGCTCTGACCTACTGCGCGAGGACGCTCACGCCGCCGTCACCTTGCTCCAAACGGCGTTCTTTCAGGGCTTCGAGCGACAGCTCAACATCTCCGAGGCGTACCGGACTTACGCGCGGCAGGAGTATTACTGGGATCTCTACCTCCGCGGAATCGGCAACCTTGCCGCACCGCCCGGAACCTCGAATCACGGCCTTGCTGTCTCGTGTGACTTCGGTTCTGGCGTAGGCACTTTCGGAAGTGCGGCGAAGTACTGGATGGACCGCAACGCGCCACGGTGGGGCTGGCACCCTACCGGTAACAAATTCCGCAAGCCCGAGGCCTGGCATTTTGACTTCATCCCGAACACCGCCACCGAGATCATCTCTGCGTCCTCGGGCGCGACCCCATTCCCCGACCAAGAAGAGGACGACATGTTCACCGATGAGGACCGCAAGAAGCTGCAGGAGATGCACAACGCGATCTACGACCCGACCGCGGGCATCTTCGCCAGGACCAACACCGCCGCCGACCATGCCGTGGCCGGCCTCGCCGAGGCGAAGCTCGTGACCGGCGCCCTCCTCAAGGACGTCGACCCCGACACTGGACTCGTGGGGCTTCGCGGCTCCATCAAGGACATTCGTGCCAACGCGTACCAGGCGCGCGCCTCGGCTGGCAATATCGAGAGCATCCTCGCCGGCGCGGGTAATAGCATCCGGTCGATGGTCACCGCGATCAAGACCAAGCTCGGCGCGTAACCCACCACCCCCGAAACCGTAAGGACACAGCATGCCCACGCTCGACAACATCCACAAGATCGACCGCCCCTTCTGGGCCCGCCCCGGCTTCGTGTCGTTCGCCCCGAAAGACGACGACCTCGGCGGCGGCAAGGACGACGCTGACGACGAAGACGATGACGCGGACGACGAAGACGATGACGATGCGGACGACCTCGCCGACCTGAGCGACGACGAGCTGCGCGACGAGCTTCGGAAGACTCGCGAGTCGCTGTCGAAGGCGTCGGGCTCGTCGAAGTCCAAGCGCGACCGCATCAAGAAGCTGCAGGCCGAGCTCGCCGACGCGAAGAAGCCGAAGCCCGCGAAGAAGGACAGCGACGAAGACGATGACAAGCCGGATCTCGACTCAGTGCGCGCCGCCGCGAAGGCCGAGGCTCGCGCCGAAGCCGACGCGCGCATCGTCAAGGCCGAGGCTCGAGGCGCCCTCGCGTCGGCTGGCGTCGCCAAAGAGCGCGTTGCGCGTGCCGTGGGACTGCTCGACCTCAAGAGCATCGACGTCGACGATGACGGGGAGATCGACGGCCTCGACGACGCGATCGACGCGCTAAAGAAGGACTGGCCCGAGCTGTTCCCCGCCGAGCGCAAGCGTCGCAGCTCGGTCGCAGGCGACGACGACCGGGACGGCACCGCCGGTCGCCGCGGCAAGGGCAAGCCGACCACCGACGAGCTGCAGGCCGCTGCGCTGCTCGGACGTTCCGTTCGACGATGATTGAGCCAAAGCATTACGACGTTCTCACCAGGGCCGTCAAGCCCGCCAGGGTCGTTACCGTAGCTCGCGTCGGCTCGCTTGCCCGCGCTCGCGAGGTCGCCGAGGACATGAGGCGCATCGGTTTCGAAGTCATCATTGAGTGGAAAGAACCGCACAGCAAGCGCCGTAACATCTGATACCCTCAGTGCAAGGCCCCTCCCGGCCCACACTCGCAACGAGTACGGTTCGCGTCCTGAATCCGCGAACGGCACACAATCGTTGCCCGTCGTGGCAAGAGAGGGGCCTTTCACATGGCTCGCAACAACCTGGACGGGACCGGCTGGCTCGTCGAGCAGCGCGACTCCAACCTCGCTAAGGCGTTCCGCGCGACCTCCGTCGTCGACTCCGAGTTCCGCCCGATCAACATGACGGCCAACACCGTCGAGATCCCGCGCATCGAGGACATGGACGTCGAGTTCATCGCTAAGGGCGCCGCCTACCCCGAGGACCAGTCTTCCGCCGACACGGTGAAGATCAGCGCCGCCAAGATCGGTGGCGCGCTTCGCATCGCCGAGGAGGACGTCGAGGACGACAAGCTCGCCGACTATGTGGGCGAGAAGAAGGCTTCCGCCGGCTCCTCGTTCGCCAAGAAGGTCGACAATGCCGGCCTCGGTGTGACGGCCGCGCAGTCGGGTGTCACCGTCCCCTTCACCTCGCTCTACCGCACGCTCACCACTGCGGACACGTCGACCGGCTACGTCGCGAACCAGAACTACCTCGGCGGCACCGCGTTCAACGTCGACATCTTCTCGCAGATGCTCGCCACCCTCGAGGCCGGCGACTACTTCGACGACGGCACCCTCGTCGCCATCGCCCACCCGTCGTTCCGCCGCGTGCTGCGCGACGCGAAGGACAACACCAACCGCCCGCTGTTCTACAGCGAGTACACGAACGGCGGCACCCTCGACCGCATCCTCAACGTGCCTATCCGCTACACCACGGGCGCGAAGACGTCGGCCGCTCCGCAGACGAAGGTCACCGGCACCGGTGGCGCGAAGGGGGCCGCGGGTAACCCGCTGTTCGCTCTCGTGCAGAAGCCCCTCGCCGTCGTGGGTCGCCGCAAGTCGCTCGAGTCCGTCGTGATCCCCGGACGTGACGGCCTCTCGGCCCTCACCGACGAGGACATCCTGAAGGTGCGCGCTCGCATTGCGGTCGGTTACACCGTCCCCGAGGCTCACGCCATCTTCGAGCTCACGAAGAGCGCCTGACCATGACGGCCGCAGAGTTGACGCCCAACGAGATCGTCGCGCAGAAGTCGGCCGACGTGGGCAAAGCGTCGTCCAGCGAGCACGTGAAGGTGTTCGTCGTCCTTTCGCCCGGCGCTGAGCCGAGCGAGAAGAACGGCTACGCGCACGAGGCGAACAAGGCCGCGACGCTGCAGTACATGATCTCGCAGGGCCTCCGCCCCACGGGTGACGTGCGACTCGTCTCGATCAAGGAGCACCGGAACGGCAAGGGCAACGTCTGGGACGTCACCTACGCTGTTCCGGCGGTCCCCGCCGAAGACTACGAGGGTGAGCCGGTCAAGGTTCTCGAGGACGGCGAAACCGCCCACGCGACCAAGGCCAAGTAGCACCACTCGTTCCACACTGGGGCGGCGATTCTTCGGGGGGTCGCCGCCCCTCTCTCACGAAAGGCACGCGCATGGCCGCTACGTCTTACAATCCTCAGCACAGCCCAACGGCCGTGGTTATTCATCCGCGCATCGCCGTCGAGTGGATCTGCGACCTGGACCACGAGCACGTTATTGAGTGTCTATGGGTATGGCACGACTGCGACCAGGTTCTCGGCGCAGAGTCAATCGCACCTGGCTCGACGTTCGGCTGGCGCCCAGCCGGTGTCGGCGCGCATGACCTGATCTCGGTTGAGCCATTGCATATCGAAGCGTCGGTGTATTGGCCCGAATGCTGCGGGATGCACGGCTGGATACGTGACGGTCAGTGGGTGGACGCGTGAGTACCGCAGAAGCGGACCAGTGGGCGACCATCACCGACGTTTCCGAGCTCACGCGCGTGAACGTCGACGCGACCACGCGCCGGCAGGCCGTCGCCAGCATCGAGGCGCTCGTCGGGCTCATCGAAGAGGTGCCGCGGCCGGACGTCAGCGACCGTGACCGGTACTGGCTGAAGCTCGCCGTTTGCTACCAGGCCGCGTGGATCGACGCACAGCCCGATTACCTCGAGCGGAACGCCGTGTCGAGCGCGTCACAGTCGGGGCAGTCCGCCACCGGCGGCAATGCGGAATGGCTCTTGCTTGCTCCGAATGCGCGGAAAGCCATCAAGCGCCTGTCTTGGCGAGGGGTTCGCCCTCTCGCGATCGACGACCGCAGCACTTCCACTCGTCGCCGCGTCGACGTGACCAGCGAAGAGTACGACGACTCGCTCCCGTGGAGGCCGCTGTGACGTTCCTCGCGACCGAACGCGTCGACGTGCAGCGCGGCACTACCACGAACGATCTTGGCGACGAGGTGGACAACCCGACGCCCGTCCTCGGCATGCAAGGCATTTCGGTGTCGATCATCGAGAAGAGTCGTCGCATCTTCGGGCAGGACTCGAGCGAAGACCGCACCGTCCGCTACGCCGATGGGCTTGCTCGACCCGGACTCGACTTCCGCGAGGGCGACCGGCTGATCTCGAAGCGTACCGGCCGCACGTGGTACGTGAACGAAGTCACCGGCGGAACTCGCACGATCGCGGGCTTTGCTGATCTAGTATTGGACCTACGGACCGGCAACAACCCCGTCAAGGGGTAACGGTCCACTTCACCTCAACCCGTCAAGGGAGGGCGCATCATGGCTGTACGCATCGTCATCAGTAGTGGCGCCGTACCCGGCCTCGAGTCCGCCCTCGCCGACAAGATGGAAGCCGTTGTCGGTCGCGTGGTGAAGAACGCTAAGCGTATCGTGCCCGTCGATACGCACAACCTGCAGGACAACATCGAAGGCGAAGTCGGCCTCGAGGCAGGTAAGGTCATCGGTCGCGTCGGCACCGACGTCGAATACGGTCTTTACGTTGAGCAGGGCACATCTCGCATGGCCGCGCAGCCGTGGCTCCGTCCCGCGGCGCTGCAGGCGGGGGCACTCTAATGGCCGAACTCTACCTCGCGGACGACGAGAAGGTCGCCGTCGCCTGGACGAAGCGTCTCGCGGGTATCGACCCGTCGCAGGTAGCCACGAACCTCCCCGCCCAGTCGCCTGGCTTCGTACAGATCCGCTCTCTCGTGTCGCGTACGGCCGACCGCGACATCAACGCCAAGCGCAACGGCTTCGTCACCTACGACCTCTGGGCCGTGTCCACCTCGTCGAAGCCGCAGTGGGGCGCAGCGTCGCAGCTCGCAGCCCTCTGCCGCGCCGGGATGGGCGAAGACCAGCCGTTCGGCCAAGACCTCGACCTCGGGGCCGCGTACCGGCCCGTCAGGGTGCAGGCGGTCTACGCCGAAACCGAGCCTCGCCGAGTCGACGGCGATGTCGCCGGCTACGCGCGCTACACGTTCGACGCCTTCGTGGATTGGATTCAAGGATGAGCGTCGACGAGGCCATTTCCGGCCACACCATCACCGAACGGAAGGGATCGACCATGGCTACCACCAAGCACACGGTCAAGACCACCATCGCGCCGGACGAGGAAACCGTTCTCGCAAGCGACGCGGAGTACCACGACCTCAAGTCGTGGGGGCTGATCAAGGAGTACGTCTCCGGCCCCGACGCCAAGAAGTCAACCGACACCGAGAAGAAAGGCTGACCCATGGGCGTCACCGTCACCAACCTCCTGCAGGGCCCCGCGACCCTCTACCACGCCCCGTTCGGGTCGCCCGAGCCGATCACCGCCAACACGGCGTTCTCGGCCGCGTGGACCGACCTCGGCGGCACCAGCGACGGCGCCAAGTCGACCGTCGAGCTCGAGTACACCAAGAAGATGGTCGACCAGATCGTCGACGCGGCCGGCGCCACACTGACCAGCCGCAACGCGAAGATCGGCACGACCCTCGCTGAAGCGACGCTCGAGAACTGGGCACGCTCTCTCAACGAGCTGACCACCTCGTCGATCACCGACGGCAAGTTCACGCCGTCGAACGGCGTCCCCGGTGAACCGAACTACTCGGCCGTCGCGCTCAAGGGCCTCGGCCCGTCGGGCAAGCCGCGCATCGTCATCGTCCGCCGCGGCGTGCAGGTCGCCAACGTCGAGAGCGAGCACAAGAAAGACGGGATGCAGCTGCTCCCCGTCGAGTGGGAGGCGTACTTCGTGTCCGACTCCATCGCGCCGTTCGTCGTCATCGACAAGCAGACGCCGTAACACCTCGCGGGGCGGTCGACCTGGCCGCCCCGCTCCACTACCCCCGAAGGGAAACAACATCATGGCTCGCACCAGCGACAAGCCCGCCGAACGCTTCTTGCCCGTCAAGATCGACACGGCTGCCTCGAAAAAAAAGCTCGACGACGCCGAACGCGTCGGCATCTTCGAGATCGACGGCACCGTCTACGACATGTCCACCGCCCAGCGTGCCGAGCTCGGCCTCGAGTACCTGCGACTCGTAAGCGAGCGCGGCGACGACGCGGCGGCCTACTACCTCATCAGCGAGGCGCTTGGCCGCGAGGCGTACGCCGCTCTCGCCGCCGTCGAAGGGCTCGAGGCGAAGACGTTCGACGGGATCGTCGCCCGCATCCAGAAGGTCACGATGCCCGAGGGCAAGGCGCCCAAGGGAAAAGGCTAAGGCGGATTCAGCTATGGGCATGGGCACTCGAGAACCTCGAGGACATCGAGAGCGACTTCTCGGTATTCCATCGGGTGCCCGACCCGGAGCTGCTCCCCGCCGACCGGTTCATTTCGCTCGCACAGCGCCTTCCGGCGTATAAGGGGATCGTCCGCATGAGAATCGAGATCGAGGCTAACGAGCCCAGCTCGTCGCCCAGTCACAGCCACAGCCACAGCGCGGGGCGTGAATCCGTGCGCGAGGTCAAAGCGACGAGCGCCCAGCTCGCAACCGACCCCGGCCTCGGCGGCTTCTTCGAGGTGGTCGTCTAATGGCCGTGAAGCTGCTCGACATGTACGTCGACATCGAAGCCGACGGGAAGAAGGCCGCGAACAAAGCGGCCTCCGACATCGAGGGCAGCGGCGCAGGCGAGCGCGCCGGTAGCGGCTTCGGCAAGCGCCTTGCCGGCGGGCTCATCGCCGCTGTCGCCGCGGTCGGCATTGGTCAGTTCCTCGGCTCCGCGATCATGGCCGGCTCTGACCTCAACGAGACGATCTCGAAGTCGCGCGCCATCTTCGGCGAGCAGGCTGCCGGGATGGAGTCGTGGGCGTCGACCGCCGCCACTTCCATGGGCCTGTCGAAGTCCGCCGCTCTCGCCGCGTCCGCGGGCTTCGGTGACATGTTCACGCAGATCGGCTTCACCGGCGACGCGGCCGCCACGATGTCGCAGTCGGTCGTGCAGGCGGCTGCCGACCTCGGTTCGTTCTCGAACCTCGAGACGGCCGATGTCGCCGACCGCATTTCTGCGGCTTTCCGTGGTGAGTACGACTCGCTGCAGGCGGTCATCCCCAACATCAACGCTGCTCGCGTCGAGTCCGAGGCGATGGCAGCCACGGGCAAGACGACAGCCTCCGCGCTCACCGCTCAGGAGAAGGCGACCGCCGTGCTAGCGATTGTCAACCAGGACGGCGCGCGCGCGATGGGTGACTTCGGTCGCACCTCCGACGGTTTCGCGAATCAGATGAAGATCGCCAGCGCGCAGACCGAGGACCTCAAAGGCAAGATCGGTTCCGCCCTGCAGCCTGCCTTGCAGGCCGCGGCGGGCGTGCTGACTGGCACGCTGCTCCCGGCCGTTACCGGCTTCGTCGACAAGGCCGCGCCGGTCATCGAGACGTTCTTCGGGTCAACACTCCCCGGTCTCGCCGGGACCATCGGCCCGGCGCTTGCCCCGATCGGCGCCGCCATCGGCACGGTCGCCTCGAGCTTCGGGGCCGGGTTCGCGCCGTTCCTTGAGCCGCTCATGAGCATCGGGGCGCAACTGCTCCCCGTCTTCGCGAGCCTCATGACGGCGGTGTCGCCCTTCGGCATCCTGCTACAAGCACTCGCCCCCATCGCCGGCACCGTCGGTAGCGTGCTCGGGTCGGTGGCGACCACCATTGGCACGGCTCTGCTGACGAACCTGACGACGCTGCAGCCGTTCATTGCGACCCTTTCGGCCTCGCTTTCGACGGGGCTCGCGACGATCCTCCCCGTCATCCTCGGGCTGCTGCCCCCTATCGCTACGCTTTTCGGCACTCTGGCCGGTGTCGTGTCGCAGGTACTCGCTGCCGTGATGCCACTCGTGTCGAGCCTGATCGCCATGCTTGTCCCCGCCCTCACTGCGATCATCGCGGCCGTCCTGCCGGTCGTGTCGAGCCTGGTGTCGCTGATCTCGGTCGCCATCGTGCCGATCGTGACCGCTCTTCTTGGAATCCTCATGCCCGCGATCCAGGCGCTTATGCCGGTGGTCCAGGCCGTGTTCGGGATCATCGTCGGAGTCATCACCTCGGCTATGCAGATCATCCAAGGCATCATTCAGGTCGTCACCGGGATCATCACCGGCAACTGGTCGCAGGTCTGGGCGGGGCTCGGCAACATCGTTTCTGGGGCGTGGAACCTGATCTCGGGACTCGTGACGGGCGCGATCAACCTGGTTAAGTCGATCGTCATCGCCGGTATCAACCTCGTGAAGAACCAATGGTCCGGCGCCTGGTCTGCGATCAGCGGCGTCGTCTCGTCGGTCGCCGGCGCCATCGGTGGGGCCGTCGGCAACCTCGTATCGAGCGTGCGCTCGGGGATCTCCAACGTCGTCTCGTTCTTCACCTCGCTTCCCGGAACGATCATGGGTGCCGTATCCGGCTTCGGAACGATGCTCTTCTCCTCCGGGGCGAAGATCATGCAGGGACTCATCGACGGCATCAAGAGCGCAGTCGGCAAGGTCAAAGACGCCGTGGGCGACGTCATGTCGGCCGCGCGTAACCTGCTGCCCTTCTCTCCCGCCAAGGAGGGGCCGTTCTCCGGCAAGGGCTGGTCGCTCTACTCCGGCATGTCAATCGGTAGCGCCCTCGCTGACGGTATGCGCAGCCGCGTGACTGTCGTCCGCAACGCCGCGACGGACATGGTTAGCGCCGCCTCTGTGGGCGGGTCGCTCTCGACCGGGCGAGCTGGCGTCTCGCCGCTGGCGTTCGCCGGAACGGGTGGCGGCAATGTCACGAACAACTACACGGTCACGGTGCCGGTGACTGCGGCGGACAACCCGACGTTGTACGGCAACCGCACCGCTCGCGCTATCGTTGCTGGACTGATCTAGAGAGGCCGACCATGAGCACAACGATCGAGCTCTCAACTGCAGACCTCACCCTCATCATCACCCAGCGCGACTTGTGGGCCGGCTTCGTCTTCGACTCGTTCAAGGGGTGGCAAGACCTCGCCCCGATCGACACCGAAATGCAGAAGCGGCCAAATCAGCCCGGCGCGTTCGGCCCCGGAACTACCGACCCGGGCTCGCTAGTCGTCACCATCGAGGGGCAGTATTTCGCCCAGACCGAGGCCGAGTCGATCTACGCCCGCGAAACCATGACGGCGATGTACAACGACGGCGACCCGATCACGATGACCGTCACCGATCCGGCACGCACGTCGAGCCGCGAAGTCTACGTCGCCGGCATCACGTTCCCGCACAGCACCGACGCGCGCCACTTCACCTTCGTATTCGAGGCCGAAGCCGAAGACCCCCGCCGCTACCTCGAGCCCGTCGTCACCTCCACCGGGCTGGCGGTCGCAGGCTCCGGGGCTCGCTGGACCGGCGGCGATACGACGGCGGTCGCCTACGCGCTCACCGAAGACCCCGCGGGTAGCAGCCTCTACCAGACCGGCCACATGCAAGAGTCGCCTAGCGGCAGCGGACTCTACGTCGCTGCGCTGCAGCCCGACCCGTTCAACCCGGGGCTCTACCTGACGTCCGGCACCTACCAGGACACCACCGGAACGGCCCCCGGCTTCGACTGGAAGAACGGCGGCCCCGGCATGACATGGGGAACGCGCCCCGTCGACGGGCGACTCATGGTTGAGAACACCGGCAACACGGCAACGACCACGACGTTCACGATTCAGGACGGTCAGATGCTCGATGGGTTCGAGATCGTCAACGTCGAGACGGGTGAACGCATCGTCTACATCGGCCCCGTGACTGCTGGCACGTCGGTCGTGCTCGATGGCGAAACGCGCACGGCGTACATCAACGACGCCACTCCGGCTGGTCGCTTCTTGCCGAACCCCGAATGGTGGAACGTCCCCGCCCGGGCGATTCGGTCGGTCCAGTTCATCGCCCGCGGTGCGACCACCGGAACGCCCACCCTTTACGCCTCGACCGCACCTGCGCTCTACTAGGTTAGGATTCGCTCATGCCCCTCACTCGCCCATTCGCCATCGACCAGGCGTACGCGAACGCCAGCGACTTCCGCAAGCAGCACGCCGCGGTCTTCCCGCGAGAGGGCGTCTTTCCCGACCCCGTGACCACCGCCGCGGCGGGCATCGCCTACGCGAACGGTGGCTGGAACATCGCGGCCCGCATCTTCACGGCGGTCGCCCGCCGAGGCACCGCCGCTTTCTCTCAGGCGTACGGCTCCGCGCTGATCTCGAACGACTCGCAGGCGACGGCCTGGACCATCCCCGCCGCCCCGAGCTCGGGCTCGCGCATCGACCTCCTGTGGGTCAAGGCGACCGACCCGACGCAGGGTGACGCGACCACGACGCCCAGCGGCGAGACGGTCGCCCGGGCCGTTCCCCTCTTCGGGGTCACGTCGGGTGACGCCGCGACCACCCCCACGGCGCCCGCGCTGCCCTCGGGGGCCATCGAGATCGCACGCGTTTCGACGGCCTCGACGGCCACGAGTGCCGCGGGGTCGGTCTTCTCACACACGTACGCCTTCGCGAACATCGACGGGGCAACGCTCTACGTGCGAAACGCGTCCACGCTGACGGCGGCCCACGCCGCCGCTGCGGTTGTCGGGGAGGTCGCCTACGCACTCGACACCCAAAGCAGCTACGAAGTCCGCCAGACGGGCGCCACGCGCCGCTGGGCACGACGTGGCGGCGGCTTCTTCACCGGCACCCGAACGCAAGCGGTCGGCAACGGGCCCGATTCGGACATCGGAGCGGTCGCCCGCATCGACACCGAGAGCACGCGAGACGACTTCATTTCGGTCGCCGGCAACGGCGTTATCTCACTGGTCGAGGGGGAGTACGCAGTGTCCGCGCTGGCGATCATCCCCAGCCCGGTCACTGGGCGCAGCTTCGTCGGCCTGAAAGACGCCTCGTCAGGGCAGCGTTTTGCGCGCTCGAGCTTCGGCACGGGCGAGGACACCACGAATGCCGCAAGCCCGATCTTTGTCGGACCGGGTGGTCGCACGCTGCGCGTCCACATCCTGCAAGTCACCGGCGCCGAACGGAACGTCGAGATCCGCTTGACCGTCACGAAGGTCGGCTGACCCGTGACGCTCGACCTGTACGCGATCGAAATGCTCAGCGGGCGTAACCTCGGCCCGCTAGCGAAGATCACGGCGAAATGGCAGGTCGCTACAAACGCTGACGAGTCAATCACGTGCACGATCCCTGCGGGCGACCGCAACGTGCGCCGCACGCGGCCGTGGGAAATGACCACGCTAGGCCGTAATGGGCTGCTCGCCGTGGTCGGTGGGCTGCCCGTAGCCGCTGGGCCGATTTGGAAGCGACGCTACAACGCGAGCACGGGACGCATCGAGCTCACCGCGGGCGGGCTCCGTTCGTACTTCACGAAGCGCGTCGCCGTTCCGGTTGCCGCTTTGGGCAAGCCACTGGTCGACGCGAACGGCGACCCCGTGACCGCCTATGACACGCGAACGCTCAACTACAGCCTGGGGACGGTCGCCAAGCGTTACGTCGAGCTCGCGCGCGCCTGGCCCGGTGGCGCCATCCCCATGGTCTTGCCGGCGGACGAGGTTCGCCCCGGACGCGACATCACCGTCAAGGCGATCGACCTCAAACGGGTCGGCGACCTCATCGACAACTTGTCCGACGTCATCAACGGTCCCGACATCGCGTTCCGCCCCCGGTTCACCGCGGACGGCGCAGGCATCTACTGGGAAATGCAGACCGGCACCGAGGCGAACCCGCGACTAGGCTCGACGGACCCACTGGCAACGAAGTGGTCCTACGGTGCCCCCAAGTCGCCCGCCTACGACCTTGAGATCGACGAAGACGGCACGAGCTACGCGTCGCGCTTCTGGGTCACCGGTGGCGCCGGGTCGGACAAGGTGGTGACGGCACAGGGCTACTCGCCAGCGCTCATCAACGCCGGTTTCCCGCTGCTCGATGGCGTCGACGCTGGTAACTCGAGCCTGTCGGAGCAGTCGACCGCAAACGACAAGGCGGCACAGGGGGTCAAGCTCGGTCAGTACGCCTCGTCGTTCTGGTCGATGAAGGTCGACGCACACTCGCCCAAGGCGCCGAAGCTCGGCGAATACTGGCTCGGCGACCTCGCCACGATCAACATCGACAAGCGCGAACCGGTGCTGCCTTCCGGCGACTCGGTGCGCCGCATCGCTGGGATCAGCGGCGACGAGTCGGACAAGTCCTACAACATCGACTTCGCCGAGGCGCTCGTATGAGTCGCCCAGGCGACCCCCGCACCCCTCGGGACGACATGGGGCGCCTGCAGGCCGAGCTCCGCGATATGAAGCGACGGCTCGATGACCTCGAGTCGCCGTCCGGTTCGGCTGCGAATCAGACCAGTTCGAAGCTCGGTGGGCTCAACGTTCAGGGCCAGATCGACGCCCTCTCCGAGCACCTCGAAGTAGACCTCGCCCTCGAGGCTCAGCTACGCGACGCGGCAATCGTCGCCGCGACAGGCTCACAGACCGGTATAGTTCTCACGTCCCCCGATGGCACGCGTTGGAAGCTGGGCGTCTCTGACGCTGGCTCCACTACTTGGACGGTGGTCACGTAACCATGGCGACTCTCGGGATGCTCCGGCTCAACCTCCTCGCTGACCTGCAGAACGCACCCGTGACGAACAACCAAGTCGTCCTGGTCACCGGCAAGATGACGATGACCGACGGGCTCGGCGGCTTCTACCGGTGGGACCCGGCGAGCACGGCTGACGCCGACATGGGATTCATGAACGTCATCCCGTCGAACGTCAGCAGCACGGGCCGATGGCTCCGCATCTTTCAACGAGCCCGGAACCTCGCGCAAGGCGTCCTGGTCACTACCGGCGGCGTCCGCACTCTCTACGCACTCGGCGTGACCGACGGTAACGGGCGCTTCACTGTCAACCTCACCGAAGAGAACACGACCACCGGAACCGCCCTCTTCACCGAAGTGTGGCAGACCGCGGGGGAGTCGACAGGCACCGCCAGCACCCCCAACGATGTCGTGTTGGGCTCCCGCTACTCGCTCTCGAGCGACCGCAAGATTCTCGCCTACCAGTTCTCCCGCGGCGGCATGACGACGTTGGGGTCGACCCTACTCAACATCGCCGGGGCCATCATCCCGGGGCTGCGCAGCGTTCCGGCTGGCACCCCCGTCGCCGTGCGCGTGGACGGGATATAGACTAAGCTCCATCAACATGGGCCAGGGGAAGATTAGGCGGGCGGCACGCGCGTCTATCTGGGCGCGTCGATCCGTCTCAGACGAAGACGACCGGGTGGCTTCGATGCTCCGGGTTTACCTGCCCATACTCGACGTGATCTTCGCCGTCGGCGGGATCGTCAGCTATAACTACGGCGTTCCCGCCCTCTCTGCGACCACGCCGGAACCTTACGTTTCGGGGTGGGCTGTTGCCGTAGCAACGGCCTCGCTCGTTTGCCTCGCTGGCATCGCCTTTCCGGCGGTCCTCTGGCGGGTTGAGTTCGCAGGTAAAGCCGCCTTGCTCGGCCTGCTCTCTCTCTACGTTCTGACTTTGATCTATCTGGCCTTCGTCGAGGGCGACGGGTCACGAGCCGCGCTGGCCGTGTTCATTTCAGCGATTCTCGTACTGCCCACTTGGCGACTGTTCGACATCCCCCGCGACCGGCAGGTCCACCGGTGGAAATGATCAAGGCGGCAGCCATCGCCGCGGCCCCTAGCTTCCCATGGGCGTTGATCCTGCCCTACCTCATACCCGCCGCGGGGGCGATCGTTGTTGCCTATTTCGCGCTGCGCCAGGCGCGCGGCACGAAAGGCACCGAAGACCGCAAGGTTAACGCTGACGAGTTCCGCATCTTCCGCGAAACCATGCAGGGCGAATACTCGCGACTCAATGCACGCGTGGGTGACCTTGAGGTACGCCTCTCCCGCCGCAATGACGCAGTGCGCGAGACGAACAAGCGCTACAATCGCCTGCGAGAAGCGCTCGTCGACTTCGTACACCGCGTAACAGAATCGTGGGGGCAGGTCGACGCGCCGCCGCAGCTCACTCCGCACCAGCTCGAGCTGCTAGCCCAACCGACAGACCCCGACGACCTTGACCTCACCGCACCTCATGCCGAAGTGCGAGAAGCCCGAATGAAAGGTGAAACAGCATGAGCCTCCACGAAGAGCCCACCACGCCCAACGAAGACGGCTACTCCGCCAGCAAGACCCTCGAGGCCGAGGCGCTCATCAGCCCCAAGGTCGTCGTCGGTGCCGTCACCGGCCTCGTGCTCGCGATCGTCGTCGCCGTGCTCGGCGCAGTGACGCCCGACATGCTCGCGAGCCTCGGTGCGTGGGCGCCGCTTGTGTTCGTCGCCATCACCACCGCCGCGACCCAGCTCGCCGGCTACCTCAAGCGCGACCCGCTGCGCGAGGTGTAGTCTCCGCATCACCAAGCGAAGCCCCGCCGATGACACGACTCGGCGGGGCTTCGTCATGTACGATAGCCCCAGTCAAACCGAGGAGTGAGAATGCCCGCAGCAGCAGCAGGTAAAGAGGCGGTCGTCGCCGCCTACGCCGCCAACGTCGCCAAGCTGGCGCTCTTCTCCGCCGCGGGAGGCGCGACCGCCGGAACCGAGCTCGCCGGCGGGTCCCCCGCCTACGCTCGCGTCACCCCCGCGGTCACCGGCACCGGGGCGACCCGGGCACTCGCGGCCACGTTCAACGTTCCGAGCGGCGCGACCGTCGCAGGCTGGGGCGCGTACGACTCGTCCGGCACCTACGTCGACGGCGGCTCGCTCACGTCGCAGCCGTTCGCGTCGCAGGGCACGTACGCCCTGACGGTCAACGCCACCGGCGCCTAGCTAGGTCGCCCTCGTGGCGCGCAGGGTCTTCGACTTCGAGGGCGGCTCCGATGGGGTCGCCCTCACCGGCAACAACACCGACGGCGGTAACTCCGGCGCAGCGCAGATCACCACGAACGCCGGAACCGCGCGTTTCTCTACACGTCTTGTCCGGTCCGGCAATCTCGGCGCGCGCTTCGTTGCCGCCGCCAACGCGCTCTCGATCGGGCGCTTCCCCTTCGCCCCCGTCGCCAACAACACGCAGTCGATCAACTACGCATTCACCCTCGAGGCGACTCCGGCCACGACCACGACGGTGCTCACGATCCGTTTCAACGGCGGCGTCGCGGCGCGGCTGAACTGGAACACCGACAACTCACTGTCGATACTCGACACCGGCAACGCAAACCCGCTTGTCCTGTCGGCGGGGGTAACCCCGGGACTTGGTTACGAGGTCAGTTTCCGCGTCAAGTCGGCGACGTCCACTACCGGCACGATCACGGCCGTGCTCTACAGTGCAGCGGGCGGCGAAATCGGTCGCGCCACCTCGAGCACGTACAACCTCGGCACCGCCGCGCTCACGCAGGTCGATGTCGGCGTCGTCAACACGAACCCCGCAGCGGGTACAGCGGTCGCCCTCGACTACCTTCAGATGGACGACGGCTCGACCACCGAGCTCCGCGCCCCTCAAGCCAGCCCCGCCTATAGCGGCACAGTGACCACCACGGCCACCGTCACCACTACGGGCGCCGGCGCACCCGGCGCCTCGGGTGCGGCAACCACGACAGCCACGGCGACGGCAAGCGGCGCCGTGCAACCCGCCACGTCGGGCTCTGCCGCTACCAGCGCAGCGGCGACCGGCACCGGCATTGGTAGCGCCACGACTTCAGGGGCCTCGAGCGCCACGCCTACCGTCACCACGACGGCCACCGGGTCGCCTGCGGCGGCCGGCTCCGCGTCGACCAGCGCAGTCGTCATCTCCACGGGAAACGGCACTGCGCCATCCACCGGCACCGGAACGGCCACCGCCACTGTTACGGCTAGCGGCACGGGCGTAGCGACGCTGTACGGCGTTGCCGCTACCGTCGCCGCCATCACCGCCTCGGCGCAAGGTGCTGCAGCCCTACGCGGCTCAGCCTCCGCCGCAGCTTCGGCCACCGCTACCGGGCAAGGCTCGGCTTCCGCGCGCGGAAGCGGGACTACTTACCCAATCGCCAGCAGTGTCACAGACGGTGCGCCCTCGTTCTCCGGAGCCGCCGATACACTCGTCACCGTCACGGCTCTCGGCGGACCGTCCGTAACACCGCACGACGTCGACGTCGCTGGGTGGCTGCTACCCCGGCGCTACGCGGTGGCGTTGCGGCCGAGGCGGTACGATGCGACGACCCTGCCGAACCGCTGGAAAGGCGACCTACGATGAACAGCTATGATCGCGACAGCGCCGAGTACCTCGAGCTCATCGTCACCGTCGACGGCACACCGGTCACGTCCGGCATCGAGTACGCCATCACCACCGGCGACGCGCGGCCTTCCACGTGGCTGCCGGTGACGCTCGTCGATAGGCGACCCATGGCGCTACTGCAAGGTCGACCCGCCGGGACGTACGTCGTGTGGGCTCGTGTCACCGCGGGCAGTGAGCTCGTCGTGATGCGGGTCGACACGTTCCTCGTGGTGTAGGTCGCCCCATCCGCTAGGATGCACGCATGGCTGCTAACGACCGCGCTCTCACCGTCGACCTGACCACGAAGCTGCCCCCTTCGTCGGTCCTTTCCGTGTGGGATGCTCGCTGGTCCGGTGGCACCGGTGGAAGTGGTGGCGGCTCGAACCTGTCACGAGCGACCAAGCGACTCCAGTCGGGGGAGTCCGTCAAATTCTCCGTCATCGGTGACTCCATCGCCGACCCCTCTACCGAAGGTAACAGCGCCGGCGGCCCGGTCGAGAAGGCCGCGGCGCTCTTGTCCAGCCGTTTCGGCGTGACGGTGAGTGTGGGCAACCACGCCAAGTCCGGTTACACCGCGGCTCGCGCCTACATCACCGGTGAAGTCACTGGGGCGATCAACGAGCAAGCCGACGTGCTGTTCATCTTCCTCGGAAAGAACGACATCGGCAGCGACATCGGCGGGCAGTACGCCCCCGGGTACCCCCTCACGGCCTCCATCGCTTCCGTCGAACGGATGCTCGCTGCAGCCCGGCGTGACAACGACAAGGCTGACCTTGTTGTCATCGGCGAAGGGCCTTACACGGCCGGCTCGTCTTCGAACGCGGCTTTGCAGACTTGGCAGAACGCAGCCCGACGCGTTGCCGCTGCATGGGGCGCCGAGTTCATCGACGTCTACAAGGCCTTCGTCGACTACGGAGACTACTCCGGCCTCATGTTCGACAGCACCCACCAGAACTCGGCGGGCAACGATCTTTACGCCTCCACCATTGCCGCGCGATTCCCCGCGTCGTTCAGCGGGGCCGCAGTCGCCCCAGCCCCCTTCGGGCGTGGTATCTACGACGTGTCGCGAGTCAGCTTGATCCCAGCCCTGAACTACGGATACGCGGTCAACGCAGGTGCTTCGGGGGTAACCGCGCAGGGGCTCACGATCACTGAATCGGGAACGGGTTGGGCGTCCCAAGCAACGTCGAACACCGGCGACTACCTGCAGGTAACCGGGCCAGCGCTCGAGTTTCTTCTGCAAGTGTCCACCGCAGCAGCGGACGCCGCCGTCGTGGACGTCAGCATCGACGGCACGACCACCCAAACGAACCTGAATCTTTCCACGCAAGGCAAACAGGGGACGTACATCGTTGCGTTTGCTCTGGGCCTGAGCGTCGGAGTCCACACGATCCGCCTCACCCTGAAGTCCGGCACCCTGCGCCGGTACGCCATGGCCGCGCTCACCCCAGGAACGACCGCCTTCATCCCCGAAACGCAGGTCATCGACTTCGGCAACAGCGGCACGACGGTCACGGTCACCCCCGTGGGGGACCCTACTCATGGCGTCTCTACACCGGGCCCCTACGCCTCCCTCGTGAACGGCGCGCTCCAGATGCCCGACGGGTGGAAAGGCATGTCGGTCGAGTTCCAAGGCTTCGCCTCGCTCCGAGTGACCGGTGCGACAACGGCGACGACAACGCCCCGCCTGGTCCAGGTGCAGGCTCAGCTTGGGTCGACGGTCATCGCGGCCCCGCAGTACACGTTCCAGCCGACCTCGGCCGACACGTACTTCCCGCTGTTCATCACCCAGACCCTTGCGATCACGGCTACAAACAGCCAGGGCATGCTCTTCCGAGTCCGCACCCTGTCGACCGATAAGACTCAGGTGCTCGTCGCAGGTGCTCCGGCCTGGTCTTTCAAGGCAATCCTCACCCGAACGGCTTAGAACGGCGGCGGCGCATCGGCCGAGCGGGGCACGTAGATCCTTACGGCGCCCCGTTCGTCGCGTGTGCCGCCGATGAGCTCGAGGCCTTCCGGCGTCATTGCGTGAATCTCGGCAAGCGCTCCGGTGCGCTCGCGCGTAGCTGGCTGTGGCTGTGTCGTCGCCTGCGGGGCTTTCTGGCCGACCGTGGCAAACGGTAGCGGCTTCGGCTCCTGGTCCGTCACAGCGGCGCTGAGCGGCTGCTGGCGTTCCGGGGTGACCCAGTTGCCCGAGGTGGGTGGCGTGTTCATGTAGTGCCACAGCGCTTGGGCGATCGCCATCGAGTCCCACGCCGCGCCCTTGAGGTCATGGTTACAGCGAGAGCAGAGGAGCCCCAACACCGCACCCGTCTTGTGATCGTGGTCGACGGCGAGTCGCTTCGACTTCGGACGCGCGCGACAGATGGCGCACTTCCCGTCCTGCAGCGTGAGGAGCTGCTCGTACTGATCGGCCGTCAAGCCGTACGTCTTCTCGACCGATGCGGCGTGCGATTTGGCAGAAGCGCAGGCGCGGCAGGTGGTCGCCCCCTTGCCGAAGTCCGCGTCGTCACGGAATGTCTGACATGCCGCGCACCAGGCGGTGCCGACGGGCGCTGCGGCCTGCGTCGCCTTCGTGCGCTTCAGCCTCAGCGCCTCGGGCACCATCGCCAGGCGGCGGCGCGACTCGGCGACCTGCTCACCGATCGGCGCATGACGAAGGGCGCACACCCGACACCGCTGGCGGGGCAGGTCTTTCGGCCTGATCCCACACTCGCGGCACGGTTGTGCGCCCATCGGTTAGCTAGCCGCCTGGATGATGATCCAGATGACGTTCGTGATAAGGCACCCGATCGAGAAGCCGACACTGATTCCCGAGGCGTATTGGCTCGGGCCCTTGCGCGACGAGCTCACGACTTCGCCTTCTTCGTCTTGGCCTTGGCGGCGGCGAACGCGTCGGACTTGCGCTCCGCGTTGGCGGCCTCGGCGAAGTCTGCATCGAGCACCTCCGCGGAATCGTGACCGATGAACGTCGCGTGCTCCGCCCAGACCTTGACCTCTTCTCCCTCGTGACCGATGACGGTTAGAAAAGTCCCGCCCTGGTCGATGCCGACGCTTTCGACGTGGTACTCGCCAGCGCGTCCCGGCGGCAAGATCACGACGTCGCCCATGCGCCAGTCGCGCTCGACAGGATCGGGGGCGCGCTCCGGCTTCGCGTCATCGCCGATCACCTGGTCGCTTGCGACGTCGGGCAATACGCCGAACTTCTGCATGAGGGCGATTTCTTCAATTTTGCTTTTGCTCGCTGCCGATGCGACGAGTTGCGCGACGGACTCAGCGAGGGCGACGGTCGCCAGGGCGTGAATGCGGGCGACGTCGCGGTCGGCCTTGGTGCCGCCGGTAATGTGCGCCGTGCCGTCGAGGGTTTGACGCATCGCGTCGAAGTCGTAGGTCACTTCGAGTCACCGCCCGTGAGGTACGCCTCGAGGTCTTTGGCCAAGGCGACGAGGCCTTCGTTGGTAACGTCTCGGCCGTTGTTGGTTTCAGCAATTGCAATGGCGACCGCCTGGTTGAGCGCTTCGCACTTGATGTCGAGATCCATGATGCTTGTCCTTTGCTTGAGGTGAAGAGGGGCGGGGCGGCCAGTAGAGGTTCGGGTCAGCTACCGACCGCCCCGCGAGGGGTTACTGCTTGAAGGGGTCGTACTTCTCGACGCTCTCGAGGTAGGCGCGTGCGGCGTCGGCATCCTGCTCGCTGACGTCTTCGAGTTGCCACGCAAGGGTGCCGTACTTCGGGTCCTTAGCCTTCGTCAGGCGACCCAGCACCTTGCGCTCCCCGACAAAGCCGCGGAGCGACCCCTGCAGGTATCGAGGGAAGACCCACGCGTCGAGGTGGAGCTCGGACTCGGCCGGCTTCTTCTCGTTGATCTCGACGATGTCAGCGACGATGTGGTCTTCGCTCTTGGTTTTGTCGCTGTACGACGGGTGCTGGCCGATGCTCTTCGGGGTGAAAAGGAACAGCTTGCCGACGTTGTCGTCGGAGCTGATCTTCCAACCGTCGCCACCGCCGGTGCCTTCGCTCGGCTGAGCAAAGCCGCTGTCGCCGCCTTTCTTGGCCTTCTTCTCGGCCTTGTCGCCGTCGTTCTTCTTGCTCTTGTCCTTGGCCATGATGCGTTTCCGTTTCTCGTTTGCGTTTCTCGGTTGCCCGTCGCAGGTAGCGGCGGGAGTCTGTGGGGGTTACTCGGCGGCAGCGTTGAAGGCTGCAACCGCGGCGGGGTCGGCGAGGTCGACCGACTTGTCGATGGCTTTCTTGCCGGTGTTGCGGAACGCGCGGCCCTCGCCGGTGATGCGGTTGCCGAGGCGACCAGCCACGAGGTCGACCGCGTAGATGTGACACGTGCCGGTGCCTTGCGGCAGGTGGATCACGACGCCCTTCGTGCGCGACAGCTTGAGGTCCTCGCGCTCGTCGGGGCGCTCCGGGTCGTAGCCCTGCATGCCCGCGTAGTTCTCGAGCTGCAGTGACAGGCTAATGCCGTAGTCGATCGAGCCCGTCTTGATGTCGCTGACGACCCGCACGGCGCGCTTCATGCCGGGGAACTTCACAAGGCTGATGCGGTCGAGGCGGCCGGCGACCTTGCGCTCGTCGTCGACCACGAACTTCTCGAACTCGACGTGCTTGATGCCCGACGCCTCGATCGCGCGACCGTACGCCTCGATGTCCGCGAGGTCGGCCGGCGTGATCTTGCCCTCGGTGAGCAGCTCGGCCACGGCGTCGATGCCCTCCTTGTCGTAGAGCTCGGCGAGGGCGTGCAACTCGGTGCCCTTGTTCGCCGCCTCCTTCGACCCGCCCAGCTCCTCGAGCTCGACGATGAGGCCATTGACGCCATCCTTGAACGCCTTCTCCGCGGCGGCGACCAGCGTCGCCAATTCACCGACGGCAAGCTTGCCCTTGCGGTCATTCTTCCGTGCCTTGGCGATCGAGACGTCGCGGTTGTGCATGAGATCGCGGATCGTGCCGAGGCGGTCGACGATCTCCCCGTCCTCGCCGGGAGTCTGGTCGAGGATGACGCCCTCGAGCAGCTTGCGCTTCGACCACTTCTCGAGGTTCGTCTTGTCCTCGATGAGCTTGATGTAGGTCGTGACGCGGGTGTAACCCTTGAGCTTGCCGTCGGCGCCCTGCACCTTGTACTGACCGAGCCCGTTGAGCTCGACCTCGGGCTTTGCGTCGCTCGGCGCGGCGAACGGAGTGGAAGTCGGCTTGCCGAAAAGACCAGGTTCAGCCGGGACGTCGAAATCCTGGCCATTCACGCTAAGCGTTGCCGGTAGGAGGGGTGTCGTGCCGGCCTCGAAGACGCGGCCCTTCTCCGTCTCGACCTCTTCGACCACCTGATCGACAACGGCCTCGTCACCAGCCATCTTGAACGTAGCTTCGAGGGCGTCAAGACCAAGTGGCTTGTTCTCTGTTGCAAGGCTTTCAATGCGTCTGTCAAATCCGGCAAAGGCTGGATCGTTCGCGGCCCGTTCTTTGAGCTTGAGGGCCGCCGCGTCGCGCTCGGCGGTCGACGTGGCGTAGCTGCCGGTCGCCTTGCCGTACGTGTCGTTGTAGGCGGCGACGGCCTCGGTGTCGGAGCGGTCGAGCGCCTCGAGGGCGGCCGGGGCGTCGCGGCGCAGCCGCTTCGCGTTGACGCGCGCCTTGATCTCGGCGTCGGTGTCGTCGTCGCTGGGCTCGGTGACACCCAGCAGTGCGGCCTCGGCCTTCTTCTTCGCCGCGGTAGCCGCTGCGATGGCGCCCTTGCTCGAGCCCTTGGCGGTGAGGATCTTGTCGGCCTGTGCGATGATCTGCTCGGGCGTGAAGTCGGGCCCGTCTTCCCACTTCTGGATATTCTTTACTTCGAGCTCGACGGGTGCGGGGCCCTTTTCGATGACGACCGGTTCGCCCTTCTTGCTCTTCTTCTTGCTGGTCTTCTTCGCGGCCTTGGCTTCGCGCTCGGCCAGCTCGGCGGCGAGGGCGGCCTCGCGTTCGGCGAGGCGGCGCTGCTCTTTCTTCTTGCCCATGGTGCGGTCCCTTCGGGGGTGAGTGTTGAACGTATCAGCGACCACCGACAACGGCGTGCGCCGCGTCGAAGGCGTAGATCGTGGAGGGGGTGGCGGCGTAGCCGATCGCGATGAGGCCGGCCGTCAGAACGACGATCGTCGCGCCTCGCGCAATGCTGCGCCGGCGGTACCAAGCTGCGGTGTGCATCAGCGGACCAACAAGCCGGTGCGGTCGCGGTTGAGAGTTCCGACGTTGACCACGCGGTACGGGTAGGCGGGCTGTTCCTGCTTGTTACGGTACTCGGCGTACTGGATCGCGTCCCAGTTGCTGTCGAAGACGGCCACGACGTCATAATCCGTGTCGCCGTTGAACGGGCGCTCGACGGCGTAAGCCAAAAGCTTGCACGCGTACTGGTGGGTTTCGTTGATGGCCATGTCTAGCCTTTCGTCGGCGGGCGTTTCACCCGATGCCATTACGTTAGTGGCGCGTCACGCGGTTGTCAACCCGTGACCCTACGAACAGCATCATTCCAGCGGGCTTCTTCTTCCGCATACTTGCCGGGCCCAAGCTTCGGAGGCTTGCCAAGCGAAGGGAGGCGGGGCGACTTGTACACCCAATCAGGATCATGCTTCGCTTCGAGCCAGGCTTCGAGTTTCGGGGTGGATGGTCCAAAACTCGGAGCACCGGGTTCGTGCAGTGGGCGAAGAACGGGACGCTTTGGTGCTGGCTCGCGCTTCTTGACGTAGCCAAAGCCGCGGAACAGCGTGGCGCGCTCCTTGTCGGTCAGCGCTTCGATCTGCTCGTGGATGGTCATGGTCTTCTCCTAAGGTCGCTTCTTCGTGTGCCAGTGGTTGACGTGCATCGCGGCGCCCGTCTTGGCGTCGTCGTGGTGTTGCTCGTGGAGGGTGGGGGCGTCGGCCACCGTGGCGTACTGGTCGCCCGTGACGCCGTGGAAGACCAGCAGGTGCGCGGCCACGGTCGACACGTCCACCGGTGGCACGTAGTAGCCGACGTTCTCGTCGGTCGCTTCGCCGACGAGGTGCGCGCCCATCACCTGATCGAGCAGCACTTCAGTCGAGTCGGTCGGCTTGTCGCTCCACGGGCTGCCCTGCGGCTTCGCGGGACGCTTCGTCGCCGATGCGTCGCCCGCTGGCAGGGCCGTCGCCCGAGGCTCGTCGGCTGCATGCTCTTCGGGCGTTGCCCAACGCTGCTGCTCGCCGGCGGGGCCCTCGAGCGCGACGAGGGCGACTTCACCTTTCGCCTTGACCTCGCTCGAGAACGTGCCTCGGTCGCCCTTGACGGTGAGCTTGACGAGCTTGCCCTTGCGCTTGGCCTTGACGACCTCGTACGCGTTGCCGCGCAACTCGATGCGGTCGCCCTTGTCGAGATCCGCGTAGGTGGTCATCTACTTCGTCACCGCGCGGACGATCGCGATGCCGGCCCACACCGGGACCCAAAGGCCGAGCGTGACAAGCGACATGAGCAGGTGGAAGGTGTGGTTCATCGGTGCGCGCTGCGGCGGCACGACGAACGCCATGCGCGGCTGCGGTTCCGAGGCGGCGGGGCGCGGGCCGTTGTCCTGCAGGATCGACGACGCGACCCAGTTGACGCCGGTCCACCATCGCGTCGTGCCGTCACCGTACGGGTACCAGCCAGGTGCCGCCTGCGCCTCGGCGGGCGGCAGTGGCGCCGGCGTCGCGGCGTGACCGCTGATCGCCTCAGGCTTTGCAGCGGCGTCGCTGTAGGGGTGGTAGGCGGCGTTTGCCTTGTCGTCGGTCATTTGAGGATCTTTCTTCTGAAGGCGATGGCGACCGCGTGCTCGTTGGACGCGGCCCGGAGTTTGGTGCGGGTGTGACCCATCACGGCCCAGACGGTCGCCTGAGTCGTGTGGATGCGGCGGGCGATCTCATCGGAGCGCAGCCCGTCCGCGTGGAGGGTGAGGACCAGCGACTCTTGCGGGGAGAGCGGCTGGTCGGCAAGGTAGCCGGTGCGAGGCATCCGTTACCCGTTCGTCATCGCGTCGAGTGCGAAGCCGATGATCAGCGCAAAAAAGCTGAACGCGCCGATCAGGTAGAACAGCACGGCAAGCTTCGGCCGGGGCCTTGTGCGCATCTCGAGCATGAAGCTCGCTGCGAAGAACGAGGCACCAAGGATGCCAACGATCAGCGCAAGCGGAGTCCAGAAGCTGGTCACAGCGTGTCTCCTTGGTCGAGGTGGGTGACGATGGCGCGGACGAGGGTGGGCTGCAGCGTCGCCAGCCGCTTGCGCTCCCGCAAGGTGAGATCTGACCACGCCTCGCGGATGCCGTCACGCTTCGGGGGGCGGGCTGCGACAGGGCCGTCGCGGTGGTCGACCACGAACGGCACCGGCTTTGCCGGGAAGTCGCCGCGGTGACGGCCGCTCACGGCGCCACGTACCCGGTGTCGGCCGAGATCGCGTAGTGCGTCTGGGGCGTGATGAGCGCCCCAGCGACGTCACGCTCCGGCAGCATCGCGGGGTTCGCGCCGGCGGCGATGACCGGGCGCATGAGCTTGCCCTCGGCGTTGTAGACGAGCGGCAACGTGCGCTGGTTGCCCCAAAGCTTGACGACGAAGAGGTTGCGCGCCCAGCGAGGCGACGCGTTCCAGCGCGGGTCGCGAACGATCATCGGCACATCGTTGTCGGGGAGTGTGCTACACCCGTGGCTAATGTGGTTGGTATCCCAGAGGTGCGCCTGGTCCATGATGAGCGTCGGGCGGACGTGCTCCCACTGGCCGCGAACCCACTCGTGGTTCATGCCCGAGAAACGGCCCCCCGGCAGCATGCTCCCATTCACGAGGTGGTTGGCGCACCAGTCGACGGTCACGTCTTCGGTGTAGCCGTCGGTGCTGGGCCTTGAGGTGTCGCCCGCGATCGAGAACGTGAGCCCCGAGTACAGCGAGTGGTGCACCTTCGTGCGGATCATGCGAGGGCGGGTCGACCCGTTGAACCCGCAAGGGGAGGCGCCGACCATGTTGCCAGCCTCGTCGCGGCCGTCGAAGTCACAGTCGACGAGAACGGTGTCGACGTCTCGGTAGTTGTTGGTGTCGAAGACTTCACCTGTGTTGGGTGAATTGCCGCCACCGTACGACAGCCCGCGAGTCTTGACGCGCAGCCACGTCTCGCCGCGTCCGAAGTAGTTCTGGATGCCGCCGGCGTGCATCGGCAGGCCATCGGGACCGGTCTGCGGCGCCCCGATGAGGGTGATGTCAGAGAGGGTGCGCTGCTTGCCGCTAGTAGCGTTGTTCGGCCCGAGGCGGAGAAGCCCTGCGCCCGCCTGCTTGGGCAGCTCGCTTCGGGTGACCTTGTACTGGAAGCTGTCGCGCTTCACGCGAACGACGGTGCCGCCGCCCTTGACGCCGCGGAGGCCCAGCGGCTTCGGCGCGTAAACCGAGTAGTTGTTGACGTCGCTGTTGCCGATGATCGGGTACTCACCGGCGGGCAGGAACACGCGCGCCTCGGTAGTGATGCGCTTCAGGGTGTTGCCGAGGTGTTCGCCGGCGATCGGCTGCGCGTACATCTCTGGAATGTTCGGCAGCGCGAACTCGGGCGGGGCGATGGTGTAGTCGACCGCGACCGTCTCACCGGCGACCGTGACGGTTGCGCGGCTCATGCGGCAGCCGTGTAGACAGCGGTGGTACCGCTGTCGCTCTTGAGGGTCCACGTGCGCTCGGCGTCGACGACCTTGATCGGGAAGAGGGCGTCAACCGCGACCGTCTCACCGAGCACGGTGATGTCGACGTGGATGCTGCGCTTTTCGGCAAGCTCGGCACTGAGGCCGATGTTGAGCTCGAGGGGGGTCTTCGTGGTGTCGACGGATGCGGTGAGGCCGGCCATGATGTGTCCTTCGGTTGGTGTGGCGGGGTAGTTGTTCCAGTATGCGCTTGCAATGAGTGGCGCGTCAAGTAGAATAGGAGAATCTTTTCCGAACGAAAGGAGCCGACATGGCTTCCCCCACCGGCCAGGCCGGCACCGCAAAGTACAGCAAGCAACTGGTCATCGCCGCCACCCCCGACATGCGAATCCGAATCGTCAACGAGGCAATCGCCAACCGCGTCTCGATCAGCGAGGTCGCACGAACCTACATCGAGCTCGGCATGCAAGCCGCCGACGGCCTCGTCGAAGCGGGGAGGTGAAATTCATGTCCACTCCCGACCTGTAACCTAACGAAGCAACGCCCCGACCGGGAAAGCCGCGAGAGCCGCTAGGTCGGGGCGTTGCTTCGTTACGCGGGGCTGATGACCGTGACGATCACGCGCCAGGTGAAGTGGTCCCACTTGCCGTCGCGGACGCTCGTGACCGTGGCGCCCTCCGGCACGTTGGAGGCGAACTGCCGCGCCCACAGCGCCGGGTCCGTTTCGCGCAGCTCGTGCAGCAGCTTGAACGTGCCGCGGCCGGTGCGGAACGTCGCCACGAGGTCCCGGTCGAGTGGCTCGAGGTGGGTCATGAAGTAATCCTCTCGATGCGGGCTTGAATGAGCGGCCAGTAGTCGGGTGTCATCTCAATCCCGATCGACTCGAAGCCCTCGAGGTAGGCGGCCTCGAGGGTCGTGCCGCTACCGGCGAAGGGCTCGAGCACCACGCCCTCCGGTGGCGTCACCAGCTTCACGAGCTGCCGCATGAGCGTCAGCGGCTTGACAGTCGGGTGAGCGACGCCATCCACGACGGGGCGTTCAGACTTTGGCGCCTTAGCGACGTAGAAGAAGCGAGACTCGTCAAGCGCTTCGGCCTGCGACTCGTCGAGGATGACGTTCGCCGGCCAGCGACCGACGTTCGGGCCCATGCCCGCGCCTCCGGTATTGGGAGCCATCGGACTGTAGACGCCATGCTTTCCCGTGGCCGCCGGTGAGGCGGGCACTTCCTTGCTGTCCCCAATGCGCGTCGCGTCTATGTTGAGCGCACCGGTGCCGTGCGCGAGGACATTCGCCGCGACCGTACCGGGGAACGGCTTGCGGGCAACGACGATCGGCTCGAACGCGGGCTTCAGCGCGGTGCCCCATCCCTGCCAAGCCTTCGCCGCGTCCGTCACTGGATCGTCACGGCGATCGCCACCAGCACCAGCGGCACCGACTCCGGCTGATCCGGTCGCTAGACCTGATCGGTGCTGTCCGGTCTTAACTCGCTCGGCTTCGGCGATCACACCGTCCCACTTCTCGCCGTCCATGCCGAGCAGGTCGCGGAGAGCAGGCCACCACTTGGCCTCGGGCCACTGATACTTCTGCCAGTTGGCAACGGCACCGGTTCGACGCCCGAGTACCTGCTCGGCGACGTCGAAGGTGTTAGTGAACCCCGCCGCCGCAATCGCCGCACGTAGTTCTGCGGCGAACTCGGGATGCCGCTTGACACCAGGCCGCTTGTCGATCGCCTTGCTGACGTCCATCGACTTCGGGAACCCGGACCCGTAGAGCCACGCGATCGAGTCGCGGATGTCGAACCCAGCGAACCGGATTGAGAGAGCCATGAGGTCGAAGGTCCGTGACCCGGCGAACGCGAGCAGGTGCCCGCCCGGTTTCAGCACCCGCAGGCACTCGTCCCACACGGCGGGCGGGGGCACGAACGCGTCCCACGCCTTCCCCGTGAACCCGCGACCTTCGGGGATGAACTCGCGATCGCCGGTAGCCCACTTCGTCAGCGCCTCGACGACGTGCCCCGGGTCGGTGTTCGCGAGCCCGTATGGCGGGTCGGTAACGATCGAGTCGATTGAGTCGTCGGGGATGCGCGCAAGCTCGGTCAGGGCGTCGCCCTTGAGCAGTAGCGGGGGTAGAGGATTCATCGCAGGGCCTCGCACTGGCCGAGGCTGCGGTGCGCGATGAAGATGCGCTTACCGAAGTCGGGGTCGTCGGCCGCGGGCGTGCCGAGCTTCATGCCGCACTCGCCGCACGTGATGATCGGGGCGGGTGCGGTGGGGGTCGTGGTGGTCATCGTTTGGCCTTTCGAGGTGACGTGGTGGGGCGCGACGCGATGTCGGTGACGAGGGCGTCGCCCGGGTTGGTTATGGTGTCGGCCGACGTGCGGAAGCGCACACCGAGCCACGCCTCTGCCTTGGGTGGCGGGGCCTGTAGCGAATACTGCGGGCGCGACGGCTTGACGGTGAGGCCGAAGGACACGGCTTTCTTGACGACGTTCGGCAGCATTTCGTGGCCGGCGAAGCGGGAGGCGATCGTGCGAGCGGACCACTGTTGCATGCCTTCGGCTTCTTGCCAGGCGTTGAAGTCTTTCGCGAGGTCGCGAACCCAGATGGCTGAGCCCTCGTCGAGCTCGAGCGCATCCGACACGTACTTCATCACCGGATCGGCGTTGTAGCGCCACCCGTTCGTGTCGCGGACGACGCGCTCGGGGGCCTCGGGCATCATGCGCTGCCTGGCGTACCAGATGCGCGCACCCTGAACGAGCCATGCGAGAACTGCCGGGTCGGCGCTACCGCCGATGCGGTCGCGAAGCGACGGGTCACCGCGGCGATCGTTCTTCCCCTCGAGCGGTACGCCGGGCTTGCGGAACCGGTAGGGGAAGCGAACGAGCTGCAGGCGACGCCACGTTCCGTGGTCCGTCTCGGAGACGATCGCGTCGTAGTTCGTCGACACGAAGAGTGAGTGCGATGCCTTCCACGACACGAAGTCCTGGCGCATCCGACGCGCGGTCATGACGGGGGTGCCGGCGATGTCTTTCAGGCGTTTTGTGTTGAGGACGTGCCCGTCAGGGAGCTCTTCGATCACGGCGAGGCGCGTCCCCATGAGCGTGGTGAGCTCGGTCGGGTGCGCGCCTTGGGCGGCGTTGATCACGGCGTCGGGGACGGTCGCCACATAGTCGCCGCCAGCGCCTCGGATGGCATTCAAGATGGCGCTCTTGCCGTTGTCGCCACCGCCGCGCAAGAAGCACACGACGGCATCCTCGGGGATGTGGCCCGTCATGGCCTGTCCGAGGCGGACCTGCATGTACGGTCGCGACCGCTTAGGCAGGGCGTTGAGGGCGGTGTCCCAGTCGGTCGACGTCGTGGCCGGGTCGTATTCGGCGGAGGTGACCTTCGTGAAGAGTAGCGACGGGTCACTCTCGTGCAGCTCGCCGGTGCGGAGGTCGACGTACCCGTTGGGGCAGTTGAGCAGATCGGGGTGGTCGTCCGCCGTGAGGCGCGCCTCCATGAGGATGCCGAGCACGAGGTCTGCGACGGCGCGGGCGCGGTTCCGGGAAAGCAGCGAGAGCGCCTTGCCGATGCCCTGCTTGTCGCCCGCGGCTACGGCGGCGGCGTGCTCGTCGACCTCTATCGTATCGAGCCCGGTGCGGACAGCCTCGACGAGGGACTGCATGGTCGCCAGCTCCCAGACGGGCGCCGAGTAGCGAAGGAGCC